GTGAGTGAATTGGTATAGTTACAGAACCTTGCTTTTCTGAATAACCAAGATCAAACTTAATTACAGATTCCTTATTAATTCTACGACTATTAAAATAATTCATTGCTATTGGCGTATCAAGTGCTTGTTTATTTAATCTTTTAATCAGCAGTTCGTCATACTGAACAAAATCAGGTGGTGCATATAAAGCTTTTCCAACTATTGTTTGGATATCAGATTGCTGCTCTTTGCCTTTAATATATCTTACAGTTTCAAAGTATGATCTGTTTGAAGTAAACATGATTAACTCAACAAGATTCTTAGTAACTTGACATCCAAAACAAAAAAACAAACCACTATCTTTTGCTACTTCTCCAGCAGGTGTTCTAGTGTTGTTGTGGTATGGGCAATAGATAATGAAGTCATTACCAAACTCAGCTTCAATATCTAGTCCTGCACCATTAAGTACACGACGAATCTGTTCTTCTGTATATATCTCTTTACTTGCCATCTTCAAAATCCTTATAACGATAGTAACCACGGTCAAAGTCACACTGGACTAAGAAGTCTCCCATAAAACCATTACGGTTCTTTCTAAATGCACACTCAATAATATCGCTATTAAGTCCACGACCTAATGCTAAAACCCAGTCAGCATCATAGGCAATCTGTCTTGACCAAGCAGTTTGTGCAAGTGTAGGAACAGTAGACATATCTTTAACATCATCAGGTGTAGCAGATGATATAGCAATAATAGGTACTTCTTCACTAATAGCCATTAGTTTAAGTTCACGTGAAAGGTTTTTCATCTTTACCGTTTCGTTATCAGCCTTTTGATTTGGAGACATAAGTTGTAGATAATCAACCACAACAAAGTCAGGCTTATACTGATCTAACTTTCCACGGATTACAGAAGGTGTTACTTCTCCACCAGAATCATTTGAGATAATATGAAATGGTGGACGACCATCAATTTTATCTGTATGCCACTTCTTCATCATGTCAAGTTCTACTTCACCATTAGAAAGCTTTCTATGTGACCATAGACCCTCACCCATAATTGTAAAGACACGGTTACGAACCTCTGTCTCACTCATCTCAAGGGAGATAATAAGGGGTGTCTTACCCTGTTTCCAGGCCTGTACAGCGAAGTATAGAGCCATCCATGACTTTCCTATACCTGGATAAGCTAAAAAGACTCCTAGTTGCCCTGGCATAATTCCAGAAGGTAGGTAGTTATCAAATCCTGGCAATCCTGTTTTAATACCACGATGACCTAAAGCCATTTGCTCTTTTACATTTTCAAAGTATGCAATAGCAGAATCAATATCTGTAGCATCAATATCACGAATAGAAGATGTATTCTTTTTTAGGGTAGATGTTTTGGTGATAAGGTCTTCAAGTGCTATTGATCCCTGACCACCCTGCACCTCAGTTGCTGCTGATCTTAAAATATCTTTTAATGTGTCATTTAAATATTCTGTTTGTAATTCTTCTAGGTGGTGCTTGGTTGCTCCAACCTCTTTAATAATTTCAAAGTCTCTAAACTTTTCTACTACCAAGGATGCTGGAGGAACAGTTCCATTATTCTCAGCATAGAGACGAATAAAATTCCATACGTCATTATGTGTTCTAAGGAATGTTTCTACGTTTGCCTGTAATAGGACATGAAGTTGCTTATCCTGTAATACCGCTGAAATTACTTTAGCCTCTGTATTATTCACTTAGCCACTCCTTTGCTTTAGCCCTGCGTTCTTTTCTATCCTTTATATCTTGTTCTACATCTAGTTTACCATTAAGAATTTTTTCTGCATTATAAGCAAAGTAATTCCAAGTTGGATCTTGTGCAACAGAAAAGTAATAGTCTAATAAGTCATAGCACTGAGACATTCCGTATGATTCAACTAGGCCGTCTGCTGCCCATTGTTCAACATTTAAATTTAGAGATGGCTTTTGCTCATACCTTGCTGTGTGCAATTTTGAGTATCTACTAAGCAAAGCCATACGGTCTTTGCGTTCAGCCATTACTCGTTGATTTCAGACTTTGCTTCGTTAATCTTATCAGTTAACTTATCTTCTACAAACTTATAAACACGCTCAAAAGCTTCGCTTGTAGTTTCTCCATCACGCTTGCTATCTACAACTCCAAGATCAAGCCTTAGTGATTGAAAATTTCCTAGATTAAGTGTATATCCTAGTGTTACATTTACCTTTGTTGAATCGTTTTCCATTACCCCACCCATTTCTAAATTATATAGACTCACTCCACACTGGAATAAATCGTCCATCTTCTGTTCTCGTATATGTAAGTATACCGTCTCCCATACGCCGTGTCAACTCTTGGCTTGTAGGAGTCATGTTGTTTGTTATTAATTTGTCTTTTCTTGGTTGTCCAATATGTATACTTGCAAGTATAGCACGAATCTCTCTGACATGAGATTCTGAATAATAAGCTCTTACCTTAAAGGATCTTTCACCATTAAGTGATGCACCAATTGGTGGAGGAATGACTCCTCGTTTAATTAAACTTGGAATATACTTTCTGTGCCTATTGACAAGTTTTGCAGTTTCTGCTACACTATATGCACGTTCACGATTTTTTTTAAAATCAGAAAACAAGCATGTCTCTAAACGATCTTTAGTTATATTATAAAACGTTACCATTCCAGTAGAACGAGAACTATGGTAAACCTTTACAAGATCACCATTAATAAACCATACCTTAACTTTACCTTTTATTACAGGTTCGTTATTGTATGCTTGGCTCTGGATTTTTCCTTTTGAAGTATCCATGCTCCCTCTTTAGTTGCTGAAGGTGGATGATAGAAATTTCTATTACCACACGTAATACACGCTGTTTCTATGTGATCTGAATTGCTATATTGTCTATCAACAAAAACACGCCCAGAACATCTTGTACATTTTAACATGAAACCCCTATGGTTAGTTATTTATCTTTTCTTCAAGGCTATTAGAATATTCTTCTGTTGCCTTTTCTTTTAATTCTTTTTCTTGAGAGTACTGTGTTATTTCTGCTCTTAGTACAGCTATCTGTGTTTCATAGTTTGAAACTAATTCGCCAATTCTTTGCTGTAAAGCCATAATAATAAGCTCTGCTTTATTATCCATTTATTTCACCCCTTGTATTTTATGATAAAGAATCTAGTTCATCTTTTAGTATTTGTTTTTGAGAAACAATGTCTGATAACTGATTAGTTAAATCTTGTACATTTTTATTGTTAGGCTCTGACAATGCTTGCTCCTGTGCTAGATTTAGAATAGCATTGTATTCTACATGTGCAATATTTTTTAAATGCTGTAAAACAATTACAGTTTTTTCTTCATTGGTCAGATCTGACATAGATGTGTTATCCTAAAGAAGATATTTCTAGCAACAGTGCAGATTGTTTTGCATTAATGCTATCTATTTGTCCCTGGATCTCATCAATTACAATTTGCTGTGGTTCAACTGCAGCAGATTCCTCAACTAAAGAAATCTCCGAATTAAACTTAGAGTATTCTAGGTTCTTAAGATGTTGATTGATAATATTAATCTTTTCTTCTTTTGTTAATATATATACCATTTTTTCTCCTTATGCATAGTACTTAATAAGTATATCATAGATTCTCAATAATCTATACTGGATCTGAACCAAATGATGGAGGGAAGAATGGACCAAATGTAGGTGGGAAGAATGGAGGGAAGAATGGACCAAATGTAGGTGGGAAGAATGGAGGGAAGAATGGAGGGAAGAATGGAGAAGCAGCACCTGTAGTTTGAGTTACAGTAGCATATGTTCCTGCAATCGTATTTTGATTTAATCCAGTCACACTAATAGTGTAATTAGTATTAGCTAGTAGACCAGTCAATGGTCCAGAAGTTGTAGCAGTTGTAAATTTTGAGTATCCACTAATTGAAGTGCCATTGCTAGTTCTAAAAATATCAACATAAAATTGTGTAGCATTGGTTGATGACCAGTTTGCTGTAAAACCATTTGAAGTAACATTGGTAATACTAATAGCTGCTGGACCTGCTAACGTGCAAAATGATGTTGAAGAAGATACTGTATCGTTAGCAAATGATATTACAGAAAGAGATGGAGAGTACACAGTATTTGGAGTTAATCCAGTAATTGATCTACTTACAGCACTTGTTCCTGTATATGGAGTAGATGGTGCACCTGGGATTGATATGGCGTAAGTTGATTGATTTGTAGATCCCCAAGAAAGTCTGGAAGAAGTAGCAGTAACTGAAGAAGATGAAAGTGCTGGAGATATTGTTGGAATAGTCATAGATATAGATGATGCAAATCCAGATACATTTGCATTTTTTGCTCTAACATAAAAAGTATTACTTCCAGATAATCCACTTACGCTATATGTTCTTGTGTTACCAATATCTACATAACCAAGATTGTTTATTTGAACTTCATATGAAGTCACAGTTCCAGAAGGTGCATCCCATGTAAATGTTTTTGATCCACCATTTCCAGCAGACTTTGCTAAATTAGGAGGTGCTGCTGGAATTTCTGATAAAGTTGTAAATGATACTCCAATAGCAGTTGCAGTATCTCCAGTTGGTGAAGTTATTGTTAGTCTTGGGCTATAGGTTGTGCTAGGAGTTAGTTTATTATTAACAGCATAAGTTGTTTCTGTATTTCCAGTAAACGGAGTGTCTGTGGCTCCTGGTATTGATAAAGAAAATGTAGATTGATTGGTAGTCTGGTTTGTCCAATTAAAAGCTGCACTAACTGATGATACTGGATAAGCATCTGGAAAAGAAGAAATTATTGGTATAGTAAGTGGTGGCGTACTTGATGAAGTACCTGGACCTGAAGCACTTTGAGCTCTTACATTAAATATTGTATTGGTACCACCAAAATCTGTTAAATTAATAGAATTCACCAATCCAATATTAATCCATGTAAATGATCCACCCATGCCTCCACTAATTGCATATTCATAAGAAGTGACTGTTGCACCAGATGACGGGGCTCCCCATGTAAAAGTTTTATTTGATCCATTTCCTAAAGTTCTTTGTAAGTTAGTAGGAGGTCCTGGAACTGAAGCAAGTGTTGTAAATGAAGTTCCAGTGACTGTGTGTGTATCTCCAGTATTAGATGTAATTGTTATTGTTGGTGTATAAGTTGTGCTTGGTTGAAGATCAAGAGGAGGCGTTGATCTTGGTACAGATTCTGAAGTAATTCCTGTATATGGAGATGTTGCACCCGCTGGAGACAAAGAAATAGAATAACTATATTGATCATTAGATGCCCAGTCTATTTCTGCTGCAGTAGAATTTCTTGTAACCATAAATGGTGCTGTTGTAATTCTTGGTACAGTAAATGATGGGGTTGATACTTCTAATGATTCATTATTGTTTGGGCCGACAGACCTTACAGAGAATACGTTTTCTGTACCATATGCTACCCCTATTGAAACACTAGTTAATAAATTATTACTTACCCATCCTGAAGTACCAAGTGAAGTTGTGATCTTATATTCATAACTTGTAAGTGTTCCTCCACCAACAGGAGCATTCCAGCTAAATGTTTTTGATGTTCCATTGCCAAGAGTTCTTTGTAAGTTGGTAGGAGGGTTTGGTGGTGTTTCTATTGGACCAGAAACAGCAAACTGTTTTACGCCAAAATTTATACCTGTCTCATAGTCTGTTCCACTATTTTTTTGTGTATCAACAGCATAGTAATATGTTCCTGCTGGAATAGTGGATGGAAGAACCAAAGAGGACGTAACATTATAAACATTAGATGTAACAGATGGAGTAGTAGTAGTTATGTCTGATGTGATTTCAGTTCCAAATGTTGCTATGGTATCTGCTGTATATGTATTAGAAGTTGCTTTGTACCATTTAACTGAGCTCCTTCCTGTTTCTGGTCTATAAGCAGCAGAGGCATCCCATGAAGAAGAGTATTTTAGCGTACTGCTAATTTTACCTAAAGATGGTGATGTTCCAGATGCTATACGTGGATTCTGTCTAACAACATAATATCTAAATGATTCTGCTGATCCATCATAAGGTGTTCCTCCAGATGCTTTTGCAGTTACAAAAAATGTTATCCAAGATCTATCATAATTTGTTGCAGGAATTAAAAAATCAGTTGTTGTTGTAGATAATGTAACTAATGCTGGATCATCATTTGTAGTTAGGTCTCCAGGATCTTCATATGAATAGGGTACCCATTTATATTGATAAAAAGAAATTGTGTATCCATTTGGATTCCATGTTCCACGATTTCCTCTATAAGTTGTTCCAACTCTTAAAACTGTACCTTCACTTAACTCTGTTGATGAAGACGTTGTAGATATAAATGGATTTCTTGTAGCATATACACCAGACAATGGCCAAACTCTTGTCCACCCCGCATCAAAAAAAAGCCACACATGTTTAGCTTTTGACCAAAATGATGAGGATGTTTTAATAAAAATATTTTTGGCTTTACCATTTTGCCATCCAGAAGGTGTTTTAATAAAAATATCTGAAGACATTTTATATCACTTCGCTATTTTTAAAATTGTATATAAACATCGCCAGTGTTTCCGTCTGTAGGTGCATCTGATCCTGCTGAAATATTTCTATGCAGCTTAGTTCCAATTGCAGCATTTCCAGTGTGATATATGTATCCGTTAGCTTTTACAGATACAGCATTTAACTCTATACTTCCACCAAATTCTGTTTGCCACATTTTTAAAGATGGGGGTGTTGCCCAACCGCTGTTTGTTGGTGGCCTTAAAATCAAACCAGGAATTGTTAAAAAAGCGGCATCATCTGATATTAATAGATAACCAGGTAAGTTAGTTGGATCTGTTGCTTTTGAATAAAAATTAATTATGTCTGGCTGTGTATCTGATATAACAATTCTTCTTACTGAATTATCTGCTGAAGTCTGTATAATTCCTCCAGTTATAGTAGAAGCTTCTATATTTCCACTAAAGGTTGCACTTCCATCTGATGCATCTAGTTTAAAGGTATCTATTGTGCCATTATTAAACACTAAACCTTCATCATTTAATTTCATTGGATTACCAACACCAGCTTGTATCTCACCACCAGCTACAGTAAATGAACCAGATACTTCAACATCATTTGCAAAAACTTGTCCTATTGAGTTTACTCTAAATGATGCTGAACCTGGTGTGTTTATGTTTCCAACTGCAATTGCTATTCCATCGTCTGATGAAGCTTGTAATAGTATTCCTGCAGATGAGTTAGTATTTGTAGATCTTATAGCAATTTTTTCTTGAGCAGAATCAATAATAATTTGATTAGATTGTATTTTTCCATCACTTATAATAAATCCAGTTCCCTCTGTTGATCCAAACAATGCTTTTTTAGTCCAAAATGTAATTCCAGATACTGTATCTGAGCCTCCTGTAAGTGCATTTTTTACATTGATTGGGTCTGTAGCTGATCCATATATCTTAGTTGTTACACCATTTGAACCTGAGCCACGTGCACTTAACCCTGTTGAATCTATCTGTACATTTGGTCCTACGTTTGGACCACCAGATCCAGCAATAATAAAACCATTTCTAACATTTACATTTGCATCAAAGTAAGATTGACCATCAACTTCAAACCTTCCCTTAATTACAGCTGAGGATGCAGTTAAAGCTCCTGCCTGTGTTACTATAAAGTTTGAACCACCTGCACGAATTAAGTCTTCACCAGTACCGTCGCCATTTATTGTTATCTTGCTAGCAACTACTTCTCCAGTTGGCTTGACAGAAAACTTAGCAAGTCCATCAGAGTTTAAAGATGATTCTGCTCCAGCCCAGAAAGCATAAGTTTGATTTGCAGACATTCCAGTATAATCATTATTTAAACCTGATGCAAACAAAGTATTTTGCAGACCATCTGGAGATATAGTCCAGTTTCCAATTACTGCTCTCTTAGTAAAAAATGTAGGCTCTTCTGATTCAGCACTATTAATAATCTGTGTTGTCCAGTCACCGTCTGCATCGTATGCAAACAGTCCATCCCTATTAAAAAATACTTGTGGATAAACAGTATGATCTCCAGCACCAGAAAAAATAGAACCATCAGTTGCTATTTTAATTGGAAACTCAATAAGAGATTCTAACCCAATATCAATTGGAGTAACCTCTACACCAGAAGTTTGTCCAGATTTTTGCATGCTGTAATAAGAATAATTATCATACTGGTCATAGTAACGAACAATGACATACCTTGTGCTATTGTCTGGTGTTGGAATACTTGCAGGGCTAACTCCAGAATAAACAACATTGTCGTCGTTTGTTGGAATAACAGTCCAAGCTGTTGATTTTTCATATACTTCTAGTCTGCTAGCTCCTACTGGCATATCAAAATCAACAATGTATCCACTAGCAGATGGAGTTACTCTAAATAATCCTGTCGGTGTATTTACATTTGGTGTTCCTAATGTTGGGTATATGTTTGCTAATGGGTTGGGTCTTTCTACTGGTCCCGCAGATATTACTGCTCCTGTTGTTTCAATTCCCTGTGCAGATACTGATGTAATATAAGCTTTAAACTTTGAGTAGTATGTTCCAAACTGCCCATACATGTCTAGTGAAAGAATCTTAAATGATGTTTCTGGTGGAACTATAACATGATAAAAGTGTGCATATAAAGATGTACTTTCTACACCATTAACATAAGGAACAAGCTTTACTTTAACAGTGGTTCCAGCATTAGTTGCTGGTTGAGTAAACGAAACAGATATATCATTTCCTGACCAAGCAATACTTGCAGCAGTAAATTGAGTTGGAGGATTAGTGTTAGTAGGTTGAAATGGGTCTGGAGTAATGTCAAGTATGTCTGAGTATACAGAATCACTTCCATTAGAATTTACATATCTTAATCTTACCCAACGATGTAGTCCATCTGGTGCATAAATAACTATAGTGCTATTAGATGTAATACCAGTTGCCTGTTTCCATCCAGAAGTTAGGCTTACGTTTGCCTTTACTAACTCTGGTGTTATTTTTTCTTCAACAATAACGCCAAAAAATTCTTTTGTTAAGGCTAAAGCAATATTAGCAGGATCTAAAGTAACAACATAGTAATCAACACCTTTTGATAACGTAAAGACTGGCTGTGGCAAAGGAGAGACATACTCAAGCATATTTGCTTCAACATACTCACCAACAGTTAATATATCTGCTGTTGCTACTGCAACCTTAGTAATGTTAGAAATAATAGATGCGGTACCAAGAGCTTGTAGAAGTTCATTTGATGTTACTGTTAATTCTTGTGCAACATTTGTAGTATCTAAAAATAAAGATGCCAGGTACCCAGATCCAGATCTTAACTCATACCATTTATTTTTTGATCCGTCATATACTTTTATTAAAAATTTATGTATATAAAAATTAAGATCATTATCTGTATCAAAATCAAAAGTTAATACAATACTATCTAAAGCTCCCCATTCACCAACTAAATTTTCTACTGCTAACGGTGGAGTTCCTGGTACTGGAACTCCTGGAACTGTTATGGCCTTAGGAATTACTGGATTTGAATCACCTTTAATAGCGCCAAAGCTGCCACCAAAAAGAATTGCTCTTCCTTCACCACCAATAATTTCAATTTCTGATCCAATGCGAGATTGAGTTTGTTTTATATTCTCCCAAGATACTCTGGGGTCATCAACATCAATTGATACTGTTGGATTTTTTGCAACAGACTTATTATTTCTGTATTGTGAAGTCAATGTTGCACCAGTCTATCTTGGACCTAGTGCTGACCAATTAAGATAAAAAGACCCAGTAGGTATAGCTGGTTTTGTTCCAGTTGTCTGGTTTGGTGTAGCTATAGTTCTATTAATTCTAAAGCTAAAACTAGTTGGAGTAATATTAAATAAACTAAACATTATGTCATAATTAGTATCTTTAAGTGCTGCAATGCTTGAGTGACCAAATTGTATTGAAGATGTCATTATTGGTCTTGCATTAAAAACTGAGCTTCCGTCTTGAGCAAAGTCTATTGATTTGTAAAATACCTGTCCTTCTGAATCAGGAACTACGCTCATCTCGCTCATAAGGATTTTTGTTCTTCCGTATAGTATTTTTTGTGTTCCTGGATTAAAGGTATTTACAAAGTCAGCCTCTCCATTATAATCAATTGAAGTAGCTGGTCCAGCACCTACATTATTGGTCAGTGAAAGAATGCTGTCATCGTGAGCATTAACAACGTTAATAAGACTTTGCCAACCAGCAAGGTCAATAATCTGTGGGTCTGATATTTTTACATATGGCATTTAGTATCTCCTATTCTATTAATTATACCACGCCGTGGTCCTGCTATTACTTAATTCTGTTCAATGTTAGGGTTGTGCTTAGGCCATTATCAAAGGTATTGGATACTGCAGTTACTACGTATTTTTGATTTACCATACCGTTTAAATTATAAGACAGGGTTACTGGATCTCCAATTTGAATTAGTGGGTTTCCAAAGATGTTTACATTTACAGTAGTAGAAAATCCATCTAGGGCAGATTCAACAATTTTTAACATTTTTTGACCTGCAGATTTTGATTGTATCCACTCTGAATCAAGCTGGGCAACATCATTTTGATTTGAGTCATTAAATACAGCCTCTAATAGTTCAGGTTCAGAAGAGGATATAATTTCATTTGTCCAAAGACTTAGATTTACTTTAGTTACAACGACCTCGCTTGCTTCATTTGTTAAAAGAACTACGTGTGGTGAATTATTAGCTAGTGCCATTCTTGCTCTAAATCCTGTATTTAATGGTGTTGATTTTGCAACAGACTCTTGTGTTACTATCTTTTTTAAAGCATAAGATTGCTGCTCTTTGCTATTCCCTGGGTAATAAGTCATAGCGTAGTGAATAGGCGAAAAATCAACTGAGCATGCTGCAGGTGTTGAGTACTGAACATCATAATAATTTATTCCTGAAACTTCTGGTGTAGTCTGCATAATATAGGTTAAAGAATTTAAAGATAGTGGTTGATTTTGAACAATACCATTTAAAAATTCTGTTTCTTGATAAAAATATCCTGCACTTCTTGACATTAGTGGTCTTTCTGTTGCATGTATTTCTCTTAGGTTAGCAATAACATCTCCAAGGCTAGTCAAGCCAGGATACGAAATATCTGGTATTGATCTTGGAACATTTGAAGCATAAAATCCAAAACTCTTTGACTCTCCATATATATCTGGCACTGTTGGCTTTTGTCTAACTCTTGATAGTTTATTTACTTCAGGAGCTTTCCAATCTGCTACGCTTGTTGATGTATCAGGTACTTGCCACGTTGTAATCTCTATATTGTTTAAGAAAACGGTTAATGCTGTTTTCGGATTTTGAACAGTGCCATCTTCTCCATCTGAACCATCTGTTTCGTTAAGAACAACTCTTAAATTAAACACTGGATCAAAAACATATCCATATTTAAGGTTTGGAGATATTGCATTTGGATAGTTTTTAAATATTCTTGGCAGTTTATTTAATGCATTATTGCATTGAGTTGTTACATCAGAATAACTATAAAGCTGAGTTGAGTCATAAATAGCCATAATGTAGGTGTACTGTGGTGGATCATAAGGGATACCAAGGCTTGTGTTCTTACTAAACTTAATCATTTCTACAAATAGTGGCTGCAAAGACCCAGTACTGCTTTGATTAATGTATAGTCCTGCTGCAGCTTGTGGTTGATCTAGTATATCAAACTTTACAGAGTAAGTCTTATACAATCTACTTGTTTCAGAAGATGGGCATACAGCAACTTTTGTATTAGCACTACCCTGACTTATTATTCCAATCTTTGTAACATTTGGAATTTCGGTGTTAGCAACTCCATTAACAACATCATGATTATTTGTTATAGTAGTCTTGCCAGTACTTGAAGCAAAATTAAAAGAGCTATTGATAGTTTTTTCTGCTAAACCCTTACTTGACAAAGATGTTATTCTTGAATGATTTGCAGGCAATGTTCCAAACACTCCACGTTGAACATTAGTTATGTTTCCTGTGGGTGATATCAATATATCACTATTTTGAGTTTCTCTAACTCCTTCAATCAGCTCTTCATCAGAGTTTTCTCTAAGTGCTAAAGTAGTTTCTTTAATAAAATCAGATATTGCTGCTGTCAGCTCAACACTATTTTTAATAGATATGGTCTTTATTGCGTCTTCATCTGACAAAGAAGAAAGATCATACTCTTTATATTCAAAAGACATAATTTCACCTTCTACAACAACATACCCATTAGCATCCATATTAAAGGTATGGAATATATCAAGTAGATCATTTTTGTTAATATTTAAAACATTAGAATCAGATGACATATTTCCTTGTAAATAATTAAAACCAAGTGACTCAGCTGATTGCTGCTCCCATACAACGTCATTAGAGGTAGTATAAATAAAGGACGGTGAGTCTTTGATAAAAAGATCTTTTACATTTTGCAAAGATGGCGACTGTTTAATTCTTGGTGTCTGGTATCTTAATGATATCTTTCCTGGCTTTTGCTGGGTAGATACTGAAAATCCACCTTGCTGTATGTCTGCTTCTGATATAGAAATACCTGCTGAAGGATTTGATAAAATATCAAAAAGACTTAGGAATCTCATTATTCCATACTCATCAATGTATGCACCAATTTGATAGGCAAGACAAATATCATTAAGGGCATCAATGACTGTTGTATCTCTTGAATTAGCATAGTAATAAGATATATCAAGTGGTTGTGACTTGTTGTGACATACTCTATATAGTGAGTCATAATCATAATCAGTAAACCCAGAAAGATCAAGTAAGTCTGTTATTACTGAAAATACCGTTTTTAAATTTGCAACATAATCTGGTGCAGGCTTTGACTGCAAGTATTTAGATATATCATATGCCTGAACTGTAACATCCTGAATATCATTTTCTTGCCAAGAATCTGAGTAAAATATTCCTGCTGGTATATATACATTTGAGTGAGATGTAGTTGATGTACCAAGAATAGCAGTGTTACTTAAATGAAAATTAACGTAAAACTTAATGTTGTTACTTAGCATATTAGAAAGAATTGTTAGAGAATTATCGCTTTGGCTTGAAAATATAGGAACAATAGATTGATTATTAGTTGCTGGTATTCCAGAAAAAGTTATATTTAGATCGTTTGAGTTGATTGAAGATATAGGTAATACTGTATTTGATGAATCTAAAGATTTTTCTAAATCTAATCCAGAAACAAAATCTGATAGGTCAACTTCAAGCCTAGGTGATACCTCTATTAAATGCATTCTATTTAGGTCTGATGCTGCTGAAGAACTTCTAGAAAGATAAGTAACTGCAGGATTAGGTGTCTGGCTTATCTGAGTAATTCTAATTTTATTAACTATTGTTGTTTTATTTAGTGATCCATCTGCTTGAAATTTTGGCATATCTGTTGCTAGCCATGGCGAATTTGTCCAATTAGTTCCACTCCAATATAGAACAATAACTCCAGTGTTATCTAAATCAGCATTTGCTAGAGGGGACAATGTTGTGATTGAAGATGTTACTGGTGGTGTTGCTGCTGTTGTAATAGTGGCAGTAACAAGTGATTCATTTATGTATAGATTAAAGGTTGGAATTGTCATTGATGTATTAAACTTTATTACTAATTTGTTAGTAACTAAACCTTTTTCATAAATAGCTGTAATACTTGGATTGTATGATGGATCAGTTGTTGCAGGATCAGAAACAAAATACTTATATGGGTTAATGTCTGTAGGCAGTGCGCTCTTTATGATTGTGCCTCTACCTGTAGTGTTAACTATTTTTACACCGTTAACTTCTTCTGGGTTGAATCCTGGATTTGCTAAGAAAAAACTTGGGTTCTGAATAATTGGTGTAACTGGCATATATTTGTTACCAACAAACTTGGTATCCAATATAGTATTTTCTGTTTCTGATTTTTTAACCCGTGAAGCAATTCTTCTATATCTTGTAGGAAAAGAACAGTTAGCATTACCTGAAGATACGTATGATTCACCTGGCCTAAAATATGAAAAAACACTATCTGTTGGAAACAAAGGTGCATTTTTATAATCAAATATAGTTGTTTGATATATCTCTGGCAAAGTAAAGAATACAGTGGGATCTTCTACTTCTTCAGAAAATCTATTTGCTACAATCTTATAAGTAAATGAATCAGATATTGGCGGTCTTGATCCTACATAAGTTACTATCTTTGTCCACTTTAATGAAGTTGCCTCTGCTTGATCAGAACCAACTTGTGATCCAGATCCTTTGGCATATGTGCTAATCATTACTGGAGCAGCACTATTGGTTTTTACATATGTTATTACTTTATAAGCTAATCCAGACAATCCAGACACTGTGTATTCTGCTGATCCAGTACCGTTTGACATTGTAAATTTTTTAGTTGTAAAGTTTTCTTTTGCTTCCGTAGTTGTTGCATTAGTATATGCAACTGTTGGAGTTCCAGAGATCTTTGTTCCTGTTCCTGCAGTTGTTATATATGGTGGATTAAATAAGTTATGGTTCCATTCAGCAGAAACTACTGGAAGTAAAGTAATTGAATCTGATTGTTTAAATATATTAGCACTTTGAGTTGGGGTTAATGTTCCTACATTTAACATTATATCTCCACAAATTCAATACTCATATCAACATAATCTGAAACCTTTGTTCTATTAATTATAGTTTTAGAAAAATCAGATATATATACTTCATATGTTTTAGATCTATTCTGGGCTGTAACAAATATTCCTAATGGTTGTGATCCAAAGCCTGAGTCTGTATTAAGTCCTGAAGATACAACCTTTAAGTAAATAGGCAGTCCAGCGTTAGACTTATAAAATGACTCAAGCCAAGCAGCACTATAAAAACCATCAACACACTCAGACTGCCTTGAAGGAACATATTTCCAAGAACAGGAAATATTATTTTTTTGAGCAACAACATATTTTCTCATTTTGCCATTGGCCATTCGGGATTGTGTTTCAATTAACTCTGTAGAAATATCAATAGGCTCTCTATTATGATCTGTTAGCTTATACCAAGTATTGCCATCAATAGAAATCTGTATTCCTGAATCAATTAAATATGCCATTATCTTCCCACCATGTTCGTTTTGTTGTTCTTATTCTTTGTTCTATCTAATTCTACCATAACTGCTTGTGCTATTTCTTTTTTATTTAAATCGCTACCGTTGATATTAATAATGTTAGTTGTTGGGGAGGAAGATGAGTAAGTTTTGTTTTCTTGTGCTGTAAGTACACGCTCACCCTTATGAAGTTGTGCAATTTGATCCTGTGGGATATATGTTGAACCAACCGCATAAGAAGGAAGTTTGTAGTTAGGAATAGACATCTTGTTTTGAGCTAAACTACCCATAGCAAACCTTTTAATTAATCCACCTTTTGCATATCCTTGCATGGCGTTAAGGCTCTCTAGATAGTCAATAGGAGACATCGTGCCTCCTCCAGATAAGTAATTTAAGTAAGAACCACCAAACGTATTAGTGCCTTGTGGTCCCCAATTCTCTTCTAGTCTTCTGGCTTCTTGTATCTTCTGTTCAAGGGAGCGTTCTTTTGCACGCCTTGCGACTTCAATTGCTTGAATTTCTCTTTGTGTAATTCTTTGTAGTTCTGGCAAAACTTCTGGATGTACGTATCCGTTATCACCATATGGAAAGTTTTTTGATGTACGATATGGATTCTCAAACCATGCTCTAACTTCTGGGCTGAGCTCGGCCCTTGATAGAGGGCCTCGTTCAAGCATATAAGGATTTTGCCAACCAAGTAGGCTCTCTGCTTCTAGTTGTGCGCGACGTTGTATATTTGCTATTGAACCAAGAATGTTTGGGTCATTTTCATCAAAGTTTCTATTGTTATTTGTCTTCTTTGGTTTTTTTGTTTTGCTAGTAAGTTTACCTATATATTCTTTGAAAGTAGATAAATTTAACTTAGGTAAACTAGGTGCTTTAAACTTAGGAAGAACAGATAAAACTGATGAATTAAACATGCCAGTTGGCTCATCTCCCGACAGGAACCCACCCATTCTATCAGCTGAGCCGCTACCTTGCGGACTTAAAAGGGCAGAGTGTTGTATTCTAGTAAATGAAGCTGCTTTATCATATAAAAATGCAGAAATACCTGTGTTCAAATAGTCTTTGTTTGTTCCACGATGACCAATAGATCCAGCAACTGGATCATATCTTATATGTCCTAACTCAGCTTTTGAAGTGGGGTCTAGAATCTGCACCTCGTGTTTGGCGTAAGAATTCGTGGTACCTTCATTGCGATGAGAGCCACTTCGTATATTTTCAAGATAAGCTTCTACAGTAGAACGATCTGAAGAAGATAGTTCTCCTTTAGTAAACTTAAAAGTATAGTCTTTACCTCTTATTGTAACAGGCTCTTCTATAGTTGATGGAAGAGCTCTATTTTCTGCAAGAAGTTTTTCAAACCTAACATCTTTTAAATCCATTAGTGGAATAACACCAGATTCTTTTGCTGCTTTTAGTGCATCAGATATTGCAAGTGCTTTTCTTGCTTCTTCCCATTCTGGAGACCTTGGTTGACTTGTCTTTTTAATATCTAGAAAACGCTGTCTAAGTATATGGTTTGGAGTAAGTCTAGCATTAATTTGTGTTGCATGTTCAGGATATTTCTTAGCCAAGATTGATGCTGTAGATGAAGGTTTTATCTTAGCCATTAACTTGTCTGTTAAACCAAGTTCAAAAGGGCTTGAAACAACTGGAGAACTACTTGGAGCCTTTGGCACAATAGGCTTTGGTTTTGCAAATGTTTTTAACTTGTCTGATATTTTAGTAAATATATCAATGCCCTGGCTTGCAAGGAATTTTGCTGTGCCTGTTTTTACACTTTGAGGAACTATTTTGCCAATTTTTTCACTTAGCCAATTTGCAACTCTGGCAAGAGGACGGCCAATCGGTGCAACAGATAGTCCAGCCCAAAGATTATCTCCAGCACTAGACTTAAATGGCAATTGGCCTTTACGATTAACAAGATTGCCCATTGCATTATCAAATTTGGCGGTTGCCAATCCCAGTGGTCCACCATAGGTTTTCATGTCTTGCAACGTTCTTCCTATTGCTGGTAGTCCAAAGAAGTTTGCAGTCTGTTCCCAATTTTCTTTTTTAAAGATTTGATCCCATCCTGCAGGATTTCCGTCTCTGTTTAGTGGTTTACCATTAAGAGTTGTTCTGCCATCTGGATGATGGACATGTCCTTTTGGAAAGTTACGACTGTGATAAACTGGATCGCCTACAGATCCGCCCTCATGATATTTACCCGCATTCATTGCATCTAGGTGTTGTACACCATACTTCTTTACAGAAGATGCTTTAATTACATACTCTCCGTTTGAAAGATACGCAGGTATTGAATCAGAGGTTGCAGTTCCTGGACCCTTAATATGTCCGCCTGTGTTAAAGCCTTTAGGCTTATTAAGTAGAGAGAACTTAGACTTTAAGCTATCTAAAAGAGAGGCTGGTTTCTTAGGTGCAAAACTTCCCATATATTCTTCTGTATGTACTCCTCTAGGCTTTGCCCATGCTAACCATTTTGCTGAAGCCAAATCCCCTGGAACCATTCCATCATTAATTCTGTTCATTATGCTGCCAGTTACATTTTGGCCAGCCATAATATCGCCAAGGTTTTCAGTAAGATAGCTTCCTAAGTACCCGTCTTTTTTCATACCTAATGCTTGATATAGTTTATAATTTTGCCATTTAATTGAATTGGTTCCCCTGGTAAAGTCTACGTATTTTCCAAAAGGAGCCTTTGTAATTTGGTTTATTGATCCAAAAGATTCTCCCCAGTTGGTTGATGAGTTGTAACCAGATGCATACATATCTGCTTCTGATTTTGAACTTGTTCCAAAGAAGCCCATTCCATAATGTGGATCATAGGTTTCTGCACCCTCTAAAACATTTTTACCCTGTAAGTATTCTTCTCCACGTAAACCAGTTGGTTGTGATCCATGGTACATTCCATCTTTTATCATGGATCTAACCTTTAGATAATTTTTAATTTCATTTATTTTATTAGGAAGTGCAAATGCTAATTGTTTTAAGAATGGTGAAACTTTAGAAATAGCTCCTTTGCCAAGGTTGAAAGCTCCTTTACCAAGGTTGAAAGCGCCTTTACCAAGGGCTTTTAAAATCTCTCCTCCACCAGCAAAACCTTTTACTGCTCCACCATTTGCAAAACCAGAAAGTCCTGGACCAAACAAAGATTTTGATGTCATTCCACCATTTATTAAACCACTAGGCACTCCGCCAAACATAAAGCTTGATATCATTTTTAGCAATTTTTTATTTTTAATTTTTTGCTCTATGTCTTTTATTTTTTTTGGATCATACAAATATTCTGATTGATAATAACTTTGTTTTTCTCTAATTAACTCTATGTCTTCATTAGATAGAACTGTAGCTAGAGGAGTGGCAAAAGGAGACATCAAGTTAAATGGATTTAATGAATGTGCTCCTACAATATTATCAAAAAATGCTTCAAATCCTGTTTTTTCTTCATTGTGATTTTGAAAATGGTGAACAATTTCATGCTTTGCTGTCGCTATTGCAGCTTTATCATTAAGATTATGCAATTGGCTTAACCAGTTACTTTTTACCGCTCTAGGCATGGTAATTCCTTCTTCTGGACCACTGTACCATGCTAGAGCCATGCTATTTCCAGCCTCCGCCAGGGCTGCTTTTCTTTTATCGCCATCAAGGAATGTTATTGGAAGAATATCATATCCATAAGGATTTTTTTCTTTCATTGCCATAATTTGGGCTCTATTTTTATCAGTTATGACCCTAAATGGAACTCCCGTTTCTCTTGTTAATTGATTTGCAGCTTGATATATAGAGCTTAGATTCTTTTTTCTATCTGCTCCTCCTTGTTGAGTAAAATCTTTTACATCAAGGTAAACTGGGGTAACTGTACCGTATCCACTATATTTGTTATAAGCATAGTATGGCACTTTCAGACTTGCTGAATCTTCATCATTGTTTGGGTCATCTGGAATATAGCTGTCAATTCCAGCTCCTGTTTCTCTGGAATTATATCTTTGAACAATGTTTTTTAGTATTGCTAGTCCAGGGGCTGGGCTGTTACCAAATACCTTTAATTGACTTAATGCAAACTCTTTAAGAGATTCTGGCTTACCTTTATTAGAAAATTTAGGAAGTTTGTAGTTGAATTGATCCCATCTAGACCTATCATTTTTTCCCATTCCCATGTCGTGTGGTGCTAATCTTGATGAATCTCCCCCTACAAACTTTTGCATTCCCATATTGTGTGGGGCAAAATTTGACATACTTGCTCTTTTAACCATGTCAAACAAATGCTGTTGATAATTTCCTCCAGTAGCAAAACCTTGTACAGCACCACCATTTGCAAATTTTCCAGCATTTAGTGCATCAAAAGTTTCTGTTCCATACTTCTTTACAGAGTTTGCTTTAATTACATATTCGCCATTTGAAAGGTATGCTGGAATAGAATCAGAAGTTGCTGTTCCTGCACCAAATACTGAGCCTCCGTTTGCAAAAGATGATGGTGTCTCTTCCATCTCTGAAATTTTAGGATTTGGATTATCTGTTGTTGACGGAGTAGCGGGAATCTCTGTTGTAGGTTTATCTGTTGGAAAGGGAATTAGGGTTATTGGAGTTTTTAAAAACTCTGGTCTGGCTGATCCAAATAAATCCTTTAGAGGTAGAAATTCTCTACTAACACCGCTACCCCATTGGCCAACTGTTTTAATTCCTCCATTATAAGGACGGGATTCAGCAATAGTCGCATGTCCTGGGCCAGTTCCTTCAACGCCCATTTTAAACCAAAGCAAATCTCCAGGAAGAATATCCCTTAAATTATTTTTATTATTTAAGTTAAAAAGCTGTCCTTTTGCATCATAATCTTTTGTTGATTGATAAGCACTAAACATTTTCTTTGATATAGGAACTCCAGAATTTTCAGCAACCCAAGCAACAAATGCTCCGCACCATAACTGTACATCGCTACCTAATTTATATGTTTTATTTGCCCATATAGAAAATTTATTGACTGAAGTTGAGTCGTATCCTTCTGGCATAGTCTTGTCATGAAGTTTATAATTATGGTTTTTACCAACTTGGCTTCTTGCAACTTCAAGGAATCTTTTTAGTGTACCCATTGGTGATTTAATGTGATCAGTAGGATATTGTTCAGTTGGCGGAGTATAGAATTCATGGCCGTCATATAAAGCAGATAAGTATTCTTCTACAGTCTTATAATCTTTTCTATTAGGGACTGGGGCTGCTTTCCATGTAGAACCTGTTGGCTTTACTGGAAGAGACCATCCATTACCTATTGAAATTGATTTTGGTATTTCTTCTGCATGAGGATGCTTATGAACTTTTCCACCAGTGTGGAATTTCTGTGCATTTAGTGCATCAAATGTTTCTGTTCCGTATTTTGCAACAGAGTCTGCTTTGATTACATATTCACCATTTGAAAGGTAGGCTGGAATAGAATCAGATCTTTTAGTTCCTGGACCCCTTACTTTTCCACCAGGCTTAAAGTGTTTTATGTATCCACCTTCTGCTTTTTTAACTGGTGGAATTGGTTGACCTACTCTAATAAATTCTCCGTTTTTTACAACTTTAAATTTATATGTAAATCCATCTGCACCAAGTGCACTAACAAAAATAAAGTCTGTATCTTTTTCTAACAAATCCAGTTTTCCTTGAATTTGTAGTCTAATCATCTTTTCAAATGCTTCTTTACTTTGTCCTGTTGTTCTTGTGATGTCCCACCACTTTTTATTATCATTCCATGCTGTTTTTGGATCAAGATCTTCTGGTTTGAGAGGCACAGTAGTAACCGAAGCAGAGGTTCCTGCTCCACCAGTTGATGTTGTAACAGTTACTGCTGGTTTATATTGTTCAATGTACGCTTTTATCGTCTCTGGAGTTACATCCACTGGAGCTGCAGTAGTTGGAGATTTACCTGTTTTTTCTGTATCAACTTTTATCCATCCTTGGATTGCTGTAATAATATTGGCTGCGTTAGTAGCAGCCTTATCAGATGAATCATTAATAGCAGATACAACATCATCAGACATTGCTTGAATTGCATCTATTTGGGCTTGAATTGCATCAGATTTTTCTTGTAAATCTGATATTGTTTGTTCTTTATTAAATTGTATTGTATTGCTTTGTTTTTCTTGTAGAAGGTTTGCAGCTTCAATATACTTTCCTCTAATTTTAGCTTCAACAATTTGCTGATCAAGGTCTTGTTGTTTTTTTGTATAATCAGATTGTTTTTTTAACTCATCTGTTATTGCTTGTTCTTTTTTTATTTCATCATCAATAAGCTTCTTTTTTGCCTTAAGAAGTTTAATTTGTTCTTTTGTAGATTTTATTTGAGCATTAGCTAAATCTCTATATTTTTTTGTTACGGCTGATGGATCTGTTTTTGCCCATACTTTTGGATCAGTTAAAAACTTAAGAGCTGATTCAGCTAAATTATCTGCCTGAGTTGCTGGATTAATTGTAGCCCGAAATCCTTTTGATACTGCAGCCATAATTAAATTTGATTGCTGCTGCGTTATTCCAGTAACTTGCTTTAATGCAAGAGTTGCTTCTGCTGCATTTAAGTTTCCTACTTGGACATACGCATAATACATTGCGGTTAAACCTTCTGCTGCAGAAATACCAGATTCTGCAACACCATCTAAAATCATATTTAATTGCTCTAGTGATGATGCATTATTTGCTGCTGCAGTTACTTGTGTTAGTGCTGTTCCTAATGATAAAGAACTGCCTGATGCGTCTTTTAATGTTTTTGTAACTGCTTGAGTTTGACTTTTTAAATCCATAAAACTAGATCCAACCATAGCAACCTTACCACTTTGAGCTAGAATTAGGTCTAATGATTTTTGTGCTTGGTCTGGTTTAATTTGACCCAGTGCAACCTGTGTTGTAACAAAAGCTTTAGCTAACTCAAGAATCTTTTCTGGGTTTTTTTCATCAGTTAATCCAGTTATCAGATCTTTTAAAGGATTTCCTTCTGGAAGCGAGTTAACCATTTCACTAAATCTAGCAAGTTCATCTGTTGTGTACCCAAACTGTTTACCAAGATTGTCTACGCTACCACCTAAAATTCCTAGAGATGCACTAAAGTTACTTATAGAAGTATCTACATTAACTATTTCATTACCAAAAAATGCAGCGAAATCAGCACTAGATTTAAATGCTGCCTCTGTCATTGCTTTTTGAATTTTTTGTTTTTCAATTAATTCACCTATGGCAGATGATACAAGACCTATTGCAGCACCTGCTGCAGCACCCCAAGGACCAAATAGCATACCCATGCTTGCACCAGTCATTGTTGACTGTATTATATTTTTACCAGCAAAATCTGGTGCTGCGCTAAGAGCCATGTTAGCACCCATTAGGCCTACGCTGCCTTGAACGCCACCAAACTTAGCTCCAACTTTTTTAATGTTTGCATATTGTGCTTTTCTTCCACGCTTATTTCTTGCTTTCTGTTTTTCCTTCTCAGACATACCGACCATAGGAAGAAGCATTGCTCCTTGTGGCGTGTCTGGTCCTATTGGAGCAGCTCCTTGTGGTCTTGTTGCTTTTCTATATGTTCTTCCTGACTGAGATGCTCCACCAACAATTTCTGATCCTATTCGTCTACCAGCATTTTTTGCATCATCATTTAACTCTTTAATGCCATGTACAAATCCAGTTGCTGTATCATTTCCAAGTCTTTTTGTTACTTTAGAGGGGGAATCAATATCTAATACTTTTTTAACTTCTTCTTCTACGCCTTGATGCATTTTGGTAAAAAACTTTCGCACCCTTGCTCTAACAGATTCTACTGTAAATTTATCTGCTTCAACATTCATTGCTGGATCAACAGCTCTATTTTTATAAGATGAACCCTTTGCCAAGTCTACTCCAGCTACTGTGGTGCCTCTTGCTGCTGTTGGAACTGCAACTCTAGGGTAAGATTCTCTTCCACTTGCTTTAGATACTTCTGGATACATTATTGCAGAAACTTTTTTAGCATCTGCAAATGCTGTTTTAACTGCAGTAGAAGTATTTTTTCCAACATCAAATATTTCTTTTTCTAGTGCGTCACTAATAATTTTTTCAAAATCATCTTGAGTTACAATTACACCTTTATGTGCTGCAGATTTTAATGATTTTCCAACTGCAGTTCCAAACCTAAGCAAATCTGGATCATTAGGATCAAGTCCTGCTTGAGCAGCTATATCTGAAGTAAACCTTGATCTATTTTGTCCTATCCACTGTGCACCCTCTGCTCCAGTCATTCTATCTTGATTAAATCCAGCTGGCATTGGAAATACCATATTGCTTAATCCAGTTACTGGACCACCAGATCTACTTGCTAGCCTTGGTCCAAAATTAGTTCCTGTGTCTAGCCTTTCAAGACCTGTAATTTGTTCTGGTGTTAGCGTAGTTTTTGGAAGTCCATGAGCCATAACGACTCCTGCATTTCCACTATAAGTTTGTTGTTTTGCATAAGTGCTTCTTGCTAAATCTGTAATTGGAGAAAGTGCTGCTTGAAGCTTTCCAGCTGTTATTTTTGCAGATCCTCCAAGATCAGTAGAAAGTCTATCTAAGGATGTAAAAATTACATCATCAATGTTTCCTATTACTCCACTTAATGATTGTGCTTCTGTAATAATTCTTTGTATTCCTGGCAAAGATCTTTGTGAAATATTAAAATCTTTTCCTCCAAAAGAAAATGGTGATGGTTTTCCAAATTCATATCCAGGGATGCTTCCAGCAATCATTCCATTAATAAGAGATCCATACTTCTTGCTCATCTCTTTTGGAATTACTGTTTCTCCAGGCATTAGTAATGCTAGCTCTGTATCCTTGTTTCCTGTACCGCCAACGATTGCAGGCTTTCCCTTTGCTCTCTTAGTAGGTAGATTCATGCTAAGCGGAACTCTAGTTGGCATGAACAGAGATTGAGCAGCCACAGATCTTTGATAAGCTCTTGTTAGTGCATCAACTGATGCTGCTTCAACACTAAATGTTTGTGCAAGCTTTCTATGAGTCTGATCAAGAGAAGCTGCAACTGCTGCAGCATTTCTTTGCTCTGTATTCATATACTTAATTTCAGTTCCTAAAGTTGTAGATGCTTGACCAGTTTTATTAAATAAAGACTTCATGAATGTAAAGCCCTTAATTATATTTGCAAGCCCATTCATAAGCAAACCAAACGTCATAAGAAATACTGGACCAAGACCTGCGACTATTGCTGTTAATGTAACAATAATCTTTTTTGTTCCATCTCCAAGATTATTAAACTTATCTAAAATTTTTGTGACAAACTCAGCAATTGGAGTTACTGCCTTTAAAAATTCTTCTCCTACTGGAACTAGTGATAGCTTAAGATTTTCAACAGATGCTTTAAACTTGTTCATTGCAGACTGTGAAGTCATACCTAATTCTTTTTCTGACAAAGCTGCAAGTTCTTGAATTGATGATCCAGCTAGGTCAAGTACACGTGATGCTTGAGTTCCTTCTTTTGTTACGTTTGCAAATAAAGTAGATAAACGAGCAAACTGGAACTTACCAAACATTTGCTCAATTGCTTGTGCTCTATTAAGAGGGTCAAGTTCATTTAAAGCTGTTGCAAAATCAATAACTGTTTTCTTTAAGTCACCTTTATTGTCTACAACAATCTTTTTTATATTAATACCAAGACTGTTAAGCATTGCTGCTGCTTTTCCAGTTGGGTTAATCATAGAAGCAAGACCAGACTTAAGTGCGTTAGCACCTTCTGATGCGTTAATTCCACCTTCCTTCATTGCAGTCATAAAGAATGCTAGATCTTTAACATCTCCACCAAGCTGTTGAATAACTGGTGCTGCCTTTGGAATTGCAGTTGCCATGTCATCAAGTGATAATACTGTCTGGTTTTCTACTGCGTTAAGAAAGTCAATATTTGTTGCTAAATCTTGAGATGACATTGAAAATGCATTTTGCAATGCGATTGTAGTTTCAAGTGCTTTTTGGCTTTCAACCTGACCTAAAACAGAAAGTCTTGTTGCTGCTGCTGTTTGTCTTTGAAGGTCAACTCCTTTAAAGCCTGCTGCTGCTGCTTCTGCTGCTAAACCTACTGTGTCTTTTACTGCAATGCCATACTTTGTAAACTCTTTACCAAGAGCTTTTATTTCTTCTAGTGCTGCAGTACTTTCTTTTGTTGATGTAAATAAATCTCCATAAACTTTTTTAAAGCGGATAGCCTGTGTTTCCATATCCATAAACGTTTTTGATGCTGCAGCTCCAAGAGCCATAAGCGGTATTGTAAAACCAACCATAAGCTGACGACCAGCCCACTGTGTGTTTTTACCAAAGTTTAAAAGATTGGTTGATCCTTGTTTTAATAGCTGATTAAGGATTGCTTGTTTTTGAGCAGCAACCATAGTTTTTGTTGCAAGATCATTCATATCAAGAGTAAGAGGTCTTACGGCAATTGCCTTCATTGCACCGTTTGCATCACGGCCCATCTTGATGTATTGTGTTTGAAGATCTTTTACATTTTCTCTTGCTACTTTATTTATTGTTTCAAACTCAGTTTTAAATAATCTACCAAAAGTTTTTGATGCACCACCAGCATACCTAAAGTATTCTCCCATGGAGAACTTGTTCTTTTCTAAAGAACTTGTAAAAGATTCAGTTGTTGTTTTAATGGTTCTCATTTGGGCAGAGAACTTGCCTGTAGCATTAAGTGAGTTAATTAAGTTTTGTTGCATTTGGGAAGTGACTGCATTTGCTGCAGCACCGCCCTTTGCCATGGAGGTATGAAAGGCTGATATCTGTCTTTGTAAATTTTTGATACTAGCAAGTGCTTCAGTAGTATCAATACTTACTTTAATATTAGACTGAACATCAGCCATTCATAACACCTCTTTATTTAGTTATATTATTCATCACTGCCAAAAATTGATGATGCTTCAGAAAGCTTAATTCCAGAAGCTGTTTCAACAATTTCATACACAGTTGGTAGATCAATATTTTCCTCAAGTGCAGAAATATCTCCTGCTAGTTCTGGCTTATATTGTTCCATTGCGATTAGTACACATTCCATTAGTAGATTGATTGACTTATCGTTATCATCTACCACTGCTGCAATACCCTCAAACTTTTTCATAAACTTTCGTAAAAGTGAAATCTTAAGCGGTCTTAAGGTTATTTCTGTACCATCAATTAGTTTGACTTTATGCGCTTCATGCACAGTTGTTGCCATTTTGATCCCTCCCTAGGTTCATATCAATTATACCATGACAGAAGGGTCTCTTGCGTCTTCATAATCAAGACCCATGCCAATTCCAAATCCTGCCTTTTTAGCATTTTGTCCTTGTAATGCTAAAATGTCATTGCTGTCAGATGTTGCACCACCACTAAACACTCTAGCCTTTAAGTTTTCCCATTCTTTTTGTCCTCTTTCGGGTTCTGATCCGCCTTCTAAATCAACACCTTGAATTGCTGCAAAAAATTTCTTTTCTTGGAAGTCTAACTCTCTTTTACTTGCTATTATTGCAAATAACTCAGACAAAGATATAGACATTTCTAGTTCACTGTAATCTTTCCATATACCCAGCAAAAATACTTCTGATTCAAGTTTTGCTAAATCAAAATCTTCCCATGTTGGACCAGCTTCGCTGCTTTGAGCTTGAGTCTTTATACTTTCTTCTGAGTCTTCACCTATTTTTATATTTGCAGCAATCTCTAAAATTTCATGCACTGTTGGTAAATCTATGTTATCTTCAAGATCTTCTATGTTTTTAGATATTTGAGGATAATATTGTTTCATTGCAATTCTTGCACATTCTAATAAAACCATCATTGATTCATCATCATTTGAGGTTTGTTTTATGTTATTAAATACATCCATAAACTCTCTAAGATACTTAATTTTAAGAGGCATTATCTGTATCTCTGTACCGTCAAACAAATAGATGTTTTTTGTTTTATATATTGATGTCGCCATAGTCTACTAAGTTTACCACAAAAACAACAAAGCCCACCTCGTTATGAGATGGGCTAAGCTGTATTGTTAAGTTATATTATGAAGCTGGAGTCCATGTGCGGTCAACAATCTTACCGTATGATCCTGAACTATCTTCTGGAAGTAGACGGAATGAAACTTCAAACATTGAAGCTTCTTCACGCTTTGCAGATACTGTTACATTCTCAATTGAAAGTGCACGGTATGCTGAGTAAACTCGCTCTACGTATGCAGAGTCAACACAGTCACCTGTGCCTGGACCTACTGCAACGATACCACGCTCTACTGGGCATTCACCAATATCTCCAGCAGAAAGATTAAGAGTCTTTCCTACTGATGTAGCTGCATTGCCTGATAGCTTTGAATCGCCATATGCTAAAGCCAATAGAAGATTTTCTAGTGTTGCTTCTGCAAATGCTGTTGCAAGGTTAACCTGCATTCCTTGCTTGTAAAGCTTAGCAACGTCAAGAATTTGGTCAACTTGTACTTCACCGAAGTCAGGTTGGAACTGCAATTCAAGACCGTTCATTGTATAGCCTACGTTTGTGTAGGCTGCGTCATCAGACAAAGTTTCTCTGAATGACTTATTTGCATTTGGTGTCTCCAATGTATCTGGAGTTAATGTTTCATCTGCAATAAAAAGTGCAGCTGCTCCAACGATGATGTTGTTGGACGTTCCACGACTATATGCCATTTTGGTACCTCTTTCTGTTAAGTGGATATTTAGTTGTACGGCGTTGTGTTTCCTCAAGATAATTATAACAGCGTTTTATAAGATAATTTTTGTGGCTAGCTTCTCAGGCTGCCAGTCTCTGGACGTTAATTCTTTCATAGGGTGATAGTCAAAGTCAATAATTATTTTGTTACCGCCATAGGTTCTGGCTGTGCCAAAATCAATTATGTCTCTGGTCTCCTCAAGTTGGTATACCTTAAAGTTGTGGAAGTAGAACATGTTGTCTATTAAGTTTGGGTTTTGATCTGTTCCTAGATTTATCTGTCTGTTAGAGCACCAGTTGTTTATTTCTTCTGCTGTTTCATCAAAGCGATCCATTAGTCTTAAAACAGACTCTTGAACCTGTACCATATTTTCTATTGTATTTTCTGCTGTTGCATAAAAATAGTACAACAACTGCTCACACTTAATGTGTGGGAATCCTTTGCGATTCATTTTTATTAGTCGGTCCCAAGTTGCCATAACTCCACCTGCAGGAAACATCTCTGTAAGATTATCTATAGTAGATGGTGTTGATGGGAAAAAAGGAATCTTATCAATACCCGTCATGCCTAGTATATTTTCTTCTAAATATTTGTTGATCCAAAGAACTGGAGTATTTAAGGTTGAGTTATTAGCCATTATCTAATCCCCGCATTCACTATCCATTTATATCCTACTTGCTGGCCTTTAATCTTTCCAGAAGCTTTTCCTGCTAACATATTCTTTTTATATACATCAGCATTGCTTAGGTGTTGATACATTCCGCTTGATTTTAAAAATGCTTGAGTAAAATATCTATTAAAAAATGTATCTACTACGGTTTCAAAAGAACCTTTTGTTGCTGTTCCACCAGGTGACTGTACTACAACCTCGCCTTTAGTAAAGACTGTTTCTCCACCATCTTCAAAAACCAATGCGTTTGCCTTTTTTGGTCTTATGGTTACTGGAGTGCCTTCTTCCATTATTTTAGCCTTATTATAAAAAGGTACTGATGAGCCATCTTTAATTGATGTTGATTGCTTCATTGTTGACACAAACGAAAGGCCAAGGTTGCTTATAGTATAGTTTATATTATATAGACGTGCATCAGGACTTCCCACTTTATACCATTCATACATATGGTGTAGTGCTTTTGGATTTACCCTGGCATTTGAGTCAATATATTGTTCTAATATTTCTTTTGTCATTGATCCAATATTATTTAAAAATTTTGTTTTTCCTATTTGTATACCATCTAAAAATCCAATTGAATAGTTCATTATATTTTTCATATCTTTTTTAAAGGTAATATCATTCATTATAACTTTCATTATAGATCACTTGCCTGATTCTCTGAACGTCTTAAGACTACCTTGTAATACTCCACACTACCAAATGGTCCAACTATAGCTTCAGTTGATGCTATTTCATATATAGTTGATCTCCCATTTCTGGGGCCAGAGGTCTCTAGATATACGTCTTCTTGTTGTGGTGTTCTTATATTTGTTATGACTACGTTAGTTACCGAATTTCTATTATTTGATAAAGATACTCTAAGGTCTGTCTTAGTTCTTCCTAATAATATATTTTCTTTTGTAATATTTACATTTGGCTTTACTTCTTCAGTTGTAGACTGTCCAGTTGGAGCAAAGTTACAAGCAATAGATCTATCAAGAATCCATTGCTTTTTTACATTTCCATAGGCTCCCTGATCTACTATTGGATAGTAGACATCTGCAAGCATTGGGTACACAAAGTCTGTTGTCTCGCATTGCATTAAAGAATACCAATTCTTGTTATACTCTTCTTATATTTATCAAGAATCTTGTCAACAAGCATATTTCCAGTACCGTCTAAAACTGTCTTATCAAACTGAATTCTGAACTGTTCAGTATTATATGATGTTACGTATCTCTTGTAATAGTCTATTTTGCCACACTTAATATCGTCAATAAGCATTAATGCTGCTTCATATATGTCATGAGGAATAACCTTGTATCCTGCTTCAAGCAAGAATAGATAATCCCATCCTTCTGGGAAAGCTGCTCCAGTTGAGAATGTATATGCATTTTCACTATAATCTGTATCATAAACATTGAATGAATCTGATGATGCAGTATTAATAGTTAAGCTTTTTTGCTCAGATCTATTTCCAATCATTCCTGGTGTTTCTGTATTTTTCATGATAGCAGTTTTATCTTTTGTTAATTCGTACACCCATTCACCAAGAACAGGAGATGCTAAGCTTGCATCATAAACTAATAATGAGTTTTCATATGCCTTTAAAATCTTATAAACTCTTTCCCAGATAGGAAGGTAGTCTGTTCCTTGCCCAGTCTGATCAAGCCACTCAACCTTATAATAAAATCCACCTGTAACTGAATCAATTATTGCTCTTGCAATTCTTTCATATTTAGCATATTCTGCAACCTCAGAGGCTGTTGTTCCTAGCATAGCAGGGTTTACATATGGTCTTCTTATTTCTAAATTATCTTCAACAACTATTGAGTCTTGGTCTACTGTTTCCTGATAAACAACTAAATAATAACTGTCGTCATACTTAGTTAAATCTCCAGCAATCTCTATAGAAATTTTTGAGTCTGCAGAGGACTCTACTTCGTACTCTGCAAGTATATCGTTTCTGTCTTTATCTTTGATTTCTACTATATGATCCGTGTTTGGCTCTGCAACGGTATAGGTAACAAGAATAGGATATGGTGGGACTCTTAAGGCTTCCATGGTTTACTTACCGTATGCTCTCTTCACTTCTTCTGGAGAAGCTGTGCGTACAGACTTGTTTGTTATCCATTTATCAGCATCCTCCTTAGTGACTATGTTGTACCCCCTGGTTAGTTCACCAACACCATTCCAGCTAAGGTTACGAACTGAATAGATTGCTACCTTTTCTGTTGACTCTGGCTTGCTAACTACTATCTTTGATGACTCTTTAGGAACAAAGCTAAAGATTACTTCTAAAATATCATTTTTTGTACTTACCCCAAATAGGTCAATGTTATTTTTCTTCGCATATGACTTTAACTCAAACACGGTTTTACTTTTTAAATCTTCAATTAATGACATTGTATCCTCCACTGCTATTATATCAGAATATGACAAAGGAGGGCAGATCTCTCTACCCTCCTTGTCTTGGAATCAAATATTATGATTCTGATGCTGCATCTGCGTAAGCAACTGCATCAAGCTCTTCCCATTGAAGACCGAAACGAACGAATACTGTGTATTCAATTGTATCTTTCTTTGGTTGGTAAGTACGGTTTACAGTGATATCACGCTGGAATCCCCATACACGGTTTGAAGGGAATGTAAGATCTACATAGCCTGCTGGGTAGTATGGAACTTCCTGTACGTCAACACCAAGAACACGTGTTGTACGTGCTCCACCAAATGTCTGTGCTCCACCATCTAGGTAAGCCTGACGATTAGCCTGTGTTGATCCTGCGATCTGTCCTGCAAATGCTTCTGCAACTGCATCAGCAAGTGTACCGTTATTCTTAACGATTCCCTGGAATGCATCTGTACCAGCATAGAACTTTAGGTTGTTCTTGATAGCACGGTACTTGCGTGGCATTGCTAGGATAATATCCTGCATAACTTCTGGTGTCCATGCGTTATTTGATACAGTAACGATTGACTCGTGAGCATCTCCATCAGTCTTGACACGATTTACGAAACCGTCCATGATTGAAAGGAAGTCGCCTGTTGAACCATCACCATTAATGGCAAGGTCTTCAATATCGTTTGCGAATGCATTTGTCATCAAGCGAACTAGATGATCTTCAAGTGCTGCGCCTTCAATATTGTCTTCAAGTGCTTCTGTTGAAACTTCCCAGTCAAGACGAATCTTCTTGGTTGTAAGTTCTACCTTAGAGAATGTTGCACCTGCATTTGTGAATGTAGGTTGTGCCTGTGCTGCTGCACGAATGACACGCTCTCCAACGTTGACCTTCTCAAGTTCCATTGTGTTAGCACGCATTGTAACTCTACGACCATCCTTGGCTAGTACAGTTGCATCCCATACATAATCAATGAAGCGACGAGCCTGTTCTGGTGCAAGGATACCACCAGGTGTACCTGATGGGTTTACTGCGTTTGCGCCTGTTGTTACTCCAAAGTTCGCTGTGGCAATGTTACCAAGTGACTCTGCTGGAGTTAGATTTCCAAGAGGTCCTCGTGCTACTGCACCACCAATTCCACCTGATACGGCAACGCCATCACCTGTGGGATGATTAAAAGACTTTTGGAGCTCTGTGTTTGTTGTTTCTGACATATTGTTCACCTCCTAGTGATTTTGTTTTAGTTAAATAGGTCGGAATTTGTGAGGAAACGTCCGCCCCATAGGGATTTCTGAATCACTTTAGGTGATTCCTGTACAATCTCGCCGAGATCGCCAGACTTGCGGAAAGCGGTATCTGCAACTACGGCATCTACGGTCTTTCCAAATTCATTAAAGCTTCCCTTAACTTCCTTAACTTCCTCTGTTACGGATTCAAGAGATTTTGTGATTGCATCAACATTGGCTTGCATAGCCTTTACTGTTGCTGCAAGATCGCTCAAGGCATTAGTTACAGAGTTCTGAATTTCAGAAACTGCCTTAGCAACTTCTGCTGTTGCTGTTGCAACCTCAACTATTGCTTCGTCAGCCTTCTCTGTTACTTCTTCAATAGAAGGAGCACTACCCTCTTCAACAACTGCATCTGACTTTTCTGTTACAACTTCTTCTGTAACTTCTAGTGACTTTGCAATCGCCTCTGCAGGAGCCTCTGGAGCAACCTCAACTTCATTAACTTCTGGAGTTGCTTCTGCAACTACTTCTGTATTTTCTGTCATAGGATTATCCTCCTTTGCTATCTTAATTGTTCTAATGCCTTTTGCACTATCAACTAAGAACTTTATCATTTCTGTTTTTTCTGAATCATTTTTTTCAACAAAACCAATGTTTTTCATTTCTTCGCCAGTGACTGGACTTATCTCTGATTCATTTGCTGACAAAGTTACTAAGCCAGACTCTGAGTCATAAAATACATTTTCAACAACTAAGTTAGCTGATGATCCTGTTAGTGTGTCTACTCCGTTAACCTTTTCAACGGATACAATATTTGCAAATTGATTTGCTGGGGAATCTACAAGACTCAACTCAATCAAATCATATTCTTTAATAACTCTAATTGTTTTATCTGATTTTTCATCATATGCATCGTCCCACTTATTCATTCGTCCCCCAATAGAAAAACCAGTGTAGGTTCCATCAAGAACCTTCTCCCATGCATCCTGTGCGCCCTTTGAGATATACGCTGATACAAAAACACCCTTATAAAATTTCTTTGATTCTGGATCAAAATATTTTTCTTCTTTAAATGAAACCATCTTGCCTACTGCTGATGGCTGGTGCATTTCTCTGATGTTGCCACGGAACTTAGCAAAAGCCTCCATAGAAGCTTCAGTAGTTACAATGTCATCTTGCTTATCAAGGTTGTCCAAAGAAGCAAAGCCAGAGACAATACGCTTCTCTTTATCTACCTTTGTAAGTGGCATTGACAGACGTACATTATCGCCGTCTGTTGACCAATGTGCTTTATTTATATTCATGACGATTCTATTATACCAAACCTTTTAAACTATTTCTCAACTATTGAGACGCTCTACCCTCACCCTGTGGATTACGTCCAGTTGTTGTTGCAGGTCCATCAGATTGGCTATTGTTTCGTTCAGTATCTCTTGCTCTATTGCCAGATGTATTTGCTCTAGAATCGGTTGCTTGTCTTGGAGACATTTCAAATGGAGTATCTCCGCCTGGATGCTGTGGAAGACCAATTGCTTCACGAGCTTCATTTGGCATCATTACCTGAGTCTTAACATATCTTTCAAGAATCTGTGACTGAGTAATTTCATCTGTAAGGGTAAGTTCGTTAAACTTTAACTCAAGTATGTCTGTTTTTTCTTTAATGATCTTGTTGATAACTTTATTTAAGTGCCCTTGTGCAGGACGTGAAACCTGTTCCTTAAATGTTCTATCTTGTGCAATTGATGCTGCAATTGCTGCTGAATCAGTACCGCCAAGTTTTGAAATTGGCACCTGATGAGCAACAAGAATATCATCACGATTTTGCTTGCGGTATTCCTTGAATGAGCCATCTTGGATTCCGTTTTCAATTGGCTCCATTTTGAACTCAACCTTGTTCTGGTCAGTATCTCCAGGAAGAGGAATATAAAGGGTTCTATGAGACTGTGCCTTAAGGCCTGTCTGCAAGAAGCGGAACATCTTATCCTCTGCTTCTCCAGAAAGCTTTGCGCCCTTTAAGGTTACGACATATCTTGGAACAGCCTTGTTCTCAAAGTAGTCAATGTTATATTGTGATGCAAGTTGATCACCAATAAGTGAAGGAAGTGCTGCAATAATATCAGGAATTCCATAGAAAGTGTTTAGTGGAGAATACTCCTTGATATGAATAATCTCATTTGGACGTGGATCTTCTGTGACTGGATTAGGATTGGTTGCACCAAAGTTTCTAAAGTAAACAATCTTTTGTGAAATGATCTGCATATATCCATCACGCAAACGGCGAACACGAATTGTAGTTGATGGTATATGACCAACATATCCAATGTCTCCATTTACTGTACGACCTATTTCAAGGTATCCATTTCCAGTAGACTCAACGTCTGTGTAAACCTTTTCCATTGTCTTTGTAAATGAATCATCATCATTAAGGTTTTCTAGCCAGTCACGCATTTCAAG